AATGGTATCTCCTCTCCATCATTATCATTTACTTCATAAGGATTATCAATCTCTTTCATACGACCAGTCTCTTTATCATAGAAAAGATGTGTAGCTATACCAGTATCACCAGTATATCTATTCTTTAGAATACGTATGGTTGTAGTGTTAGATGCTACATCATCTTCTGCTTGTTGATTTCTTTCTAAAGCAATTACTCCATCAGATAGATGTGCAATAGATGCACTACCTCTCAAGTGAGAGAGAGTTACTTCTCTACCATTCTCATGTCCTGCATCACCTGCAGGTCTACGTAAATGTGATACTAATAATAATCCTATACCAGTTTGTTCTACCAATGAACGTAACTTAGTCATTAATATATCAATAGATTTTCTTTCATCTCCTTCTTCTTGACCTGATACAAGTATAGATAAGTGGTCAAGGAATATCCATTTACAATCCAATGCTTGTGCCATGAATCGTACTCTTGAAAGTATTTCATCATTAGATATAGAACCAAAGTGGTCAAAGGCAAAGAACCTACCACTACCCATAGTATTATCAAACCATGTATCTAATTCTTCTTGGCTATACTTCTTACGTATCTCGTTGATATACAATCTAGCATTAGCTTCAACAGACATAATATTAAATGCTGTATTCTTTGTGCTTTCTTCTAATGCAAGTATACCTACATTATCATTTGTATTCTTTAACATATGGTGCATTAGTTCACGCATGATAGAACTCTTACCCATACCTGCACCTGATGTGAATGTAATCAACTCACCAGTACGCATACCATATGTCTTATCATTCAGTTTATTCCAAGGATATAAACATGTCTCACAATACTCTTCTTCAAACAATGTAGATTTTAAATCTTTTAAGTTGACTATACCTGCAGGAGTATATGGTTGTGCATTCCACCATGCTCTTGAGAACTGCTCACGTTTATTCATCTTGAGATATTCGTTAGCATCTTTATGTTCCATGTGCATAATCTTACACTTGTTAGGTGAGAATAACTGAGCAACCTTTTCACTTGCTTCTCTACCTTGTTTGTCCATATCAAATGATATAACTATCTGGTCAAAGCTATCAAGATATTCAAATGATTTTTTACAGTCACGTAATGCAGAACCTGCACCAGTTTTAATAGATACACATGCCCACTTACTACCAAGTAATTCGTAAGCAGACATTGCATCTACCTCACCTTCAGTAATAGTAATATACTTACCACTAGGTGCAAAGATATTCTGACCAAACAATCCTGCATTAGTCATGTTACCTTCAGTCCACATATCTTTAGTAGCTACGTCACGTACCTTATTAGCTATATTGTTACCACCTTCATCAAAGTATTTATAGATGTGATGTGTATTCATACTACCATTTACTTTAACATCTGTATTATATTTCTGTGCAGTTTCTTTAGATATACTACGTTCAGTTAATGCACCTAAAGTACCCACAGTTTTCATAACACTTTCTGTTTTCATAGGTATTACTTTGTCTGCTTCCATTTTATTTCCTTTTCCAAATCTAGTATTACAAGAAAAACAATAACTATATCCTTCAGAATGTTTTACATTCCCATCACTTGAACCACAATTAGGGCAAGGACCTCTATCTAACCATTGTTTATCCATATTACTAATCCAAATCGTTTAACGTATTATCATATAACTCTTCAACAAAGTCAAGTTGGTCTTTCATTATTTCTTTAGCATCTTTTCTAGCATTAAATTTTGCTTCAGCTATATCATAACCATCATCAAGATAGTCACGTACAAGTTCTCTATAGACTCTGTTATATTCTTTATCCCATAAATTCTTAGGCATTCTAGTCTTCTCTCTTCCATGCTCTTGAATCATCAGACCATACATGGTCACTCCAATGATTAGGATAATGGTCTCCATCATTATCTACATGTTTACTTATTGTAGGTGCAATACCATATAAGTCTTTCATATCATCTAGTAAATCTAAAAGTTTTTCTATTTCCCAGGCAGTTACATATTTAATGCCTGACTCTCTATAACTTCGTGAGAAATCATTACCTGCATTAAATAAATCTAGTAAGTGTTTCTTTTGTGCTTCGTCTAAAATCATAGCACCATCTTTCTTTATTGCTTTAGCCATTATAGTCTCCTTTTCTTTTTGTTGTTGTTTTAATTCTTTATGTAACCAATTAGTAAATTTATTTTCACTCATCTTTATCTTCCTTTATGTGTAAAGCATCTGGATTTTCTACTGGCATAGCCCACCCATCTGCTGTTGTAAACTCTTGCTCTATTCCTAATCTCTTACGTAAAGCATCTATCTTTACATTTAATTCTTTTATTCTTATATGTGCATCACGTAATTGTAACTGTAATTCTTTTACGTTTCTTCTTAATAATTCTTTCTCTGTGTTAGTCATTCCATACTCCTACACCATATGCTACCACTTTAGTTTTAGTTTTATTCTGCATATCTTTACCATAAAATATACTAATCCAATCTCCAGTACGTAGGTAATGACGCATATCTTTTATATATCCATCACGCATAGACCTATGTGCTATAGCACCTGATACATTCATACGTACCTCTCTGTTTAAAGACCTTGATACTTCTTGATTATGTTTAATCCATTTCAGTACAGTATCTACTTGAAATGTAGCATCTTTAGGTAAGTCATATAGTTCTTTTTTTATCTGTGATTTATTCATTACTGTACTCTCACTATTGATAGTCCATCATCATCTGACATAGGTTCTATATCTACTCCACTATTAACATATAGTCTTTCTATGTATGCTCTCGCATCTCCTTTAGATTTAAAATACATTACATCACCATTGAACTTTGCTAATGGTTCTAATATAATATCTTCATCTTCAGATATAAATGCAACTACATAATTTTTATTCATGTTCGTACCTTACACTAAATAAATATAAATGTCAAGTTAATTGTTCTTCTAAATGTTTATCTTTAATAATTTGTATAGCACTTGTAAACAATTCTTTAGCTTCTGCAACAGAAACATTATGCCATTCTAATGAAGTAGTATTAGAAGAACTAATCTTTTCTTTTCGTTTCTTTTTCTTAACAAACTTATTAAAATGTTTATGTACTTCGTGTTCATTAAAAAGTAATCTATCTATTAGATGATAATCTACTACAGTACATTCAGTAGGATTACAAGAATTAAATCCTGACAACCTAGCTTTTAATCCAGTAGTCATACCTACCTTAACCCAATTTTTCCAAGAGTCATTTGTTATACAATAAATATATCCAAATGCACCTTTCTTTATCTTAAAATTATTTTCATCCTCTTCTACTATTGGAAGGTCTGCTATTTTTTTAGTCATTTCTTTTTCCTTTTTTTGTTTAGTTTCATTACCATGAGAAAATGTCAAATCATTATCATCAAAATCTAATCTTGATATATCATCATCAGATACTACTTCCCATTCACTAGGATTATATGCATCATAGGGAACTAAATCTAATACTTGAACTGATAATAAATCTGCATTAACTCCTTTACGTTTTAAATATTCCCACTCATATTTATTATATGCTACATTAACTAATGAACCATTACCTATGTTAGTCTCAGATAAAACATTTTTTTGAGAATCAATAATTATTGGTGGTGTATTAGAAGAACCATCTTTAAGTTTAGCTTTTCTTTTAATGTGAATAAAATCACCTCTCTCATCACCTTTATTCTTTACATTTAATCCATCAGCTTTAGCTATCTTTTTGTTTCTTGCGTCAAGATTACAAACATCTATAGACCATACTCCATCTACATGAAAATTTGTATTTGGTTTAACTACTGAAGCCCAATATGCTTTACCTTTTATAACATTCATTATACATTCTCCATTTCTAATTCTACCCACTCTTCTCTCATGTTGGGATAGTCATACCCTGTTCTATATTTCTTATTAGCATACCAATCAGGCATGAGTCCTGACTTCTCCCACTTGGCTATATCTTTCTTATCATTCACATAATACTTTCTGTATGCTTGTACAGCATCATCAAACGCACACTTGTATTCATCTGGCATACATTGTGGGTGTGGTGTCCCATGCCTACCTATATTATCAAAACCTAACACACAATCACTTAATGATAAGTCCATAATAACTTGTTGACATTTATGTATCTTGTTATACCTTCTGGTATATTCAAAGCATAACTCCATACCATGTTGCCATAGCCAATCATAATTTCCTGCATCATCTCCTGCCCATAGTGTGCATGGGTGGTTCTTGTGTGCTTCTTTGTATGGTACATTCATACCTTGTCCATACCTATGCCATACAGAACATAACATCTGTGCAGTTTCCAATGGCATCTTTACTATGTGCTTATCACATTGCATCTGTGCAGATATGATAGGTGATTCGTCTAATACAAATATGTTCATACTAATCTCCTTTATATTGCTACTTCTGATAATTGAATATCTAATTCATCTGCAATGTAATATCGTAGTTCTGTGTAGCAATCATCACACATTAACTTATCAGCATAAGGTGATAAAACATTAGCAAATTCGTAGTGTTCTTTTAATCTTTTATTACTTATTAAAGTCATATCTTCTTCTATATCTTTATTAACTTTACAATGTTCACAAGTTACTATCATTATATTTTCTCCACTTTAGTTTTCCAAGCAAACTCTCCCTCATTACTAACGTAATCATCAATGAATGTCAAGTTTATTTTTAAATTGTGAGATTTTAAAAGTTTATTTATAATACTCACTCCATATTCAAAACCATCAGACTCATAGCTATCATTGAATACTATCTCTGCTTTATCAAATTTTCTTTTCATCAGTACAACACTCCCATTTTAACTAACACATCTGCTTCTTTTTGTGTCATCTCTTGTACTTTATATACTGATATGAAATCACCATTATCTTCTTCGTAGATATTAGTATCTTCATAAAAGTAATTTTCAAATATTTCTTCTTCTATTCCTTGAGCATACACTTCTCGTATCATATCTTTATCTGTAATAAACTCATCATTTTTATATTCTGCCAAGTCATAAGCTTTAAACCATGAGTAATCAAAGTTTTCATAATCACCAGATTGTATTTTAAATTTTACAAATATCATTCT